TGTTAAGGGCCTAGAGGCCAGCACTATCACTCTAGACTTTTTGAGCGATACAGCTGCAGCAAACGTAAACGCTACTTTGCAAGCTGCGTGGGGTACAACAGTACCGCTAACGCTAAAGCAGACAAGCGCTGCAGTATCAGCAACTAACCCGCTATACAGCACTACTGTTTTGGTTAATAACACTACAGACATTAACGGCGCTGTTGCAGACATCGCCACTCAAAGCATCACCTTTACCTGTAATTCACCAATCGTAATTACAACCGCATAACAAAAAAGAAAAGGGGCTAACACAATGGCAAAACTTAAGATAACAAGGGCTGACGGCAGCGTATCGGATCATCAGATTACGCCACGTATTGAGTACGCCTTTGAGTTATATGCAAAAAAAGGCTTTCACAAAGCTTTTAGAGATGATGAAAAGCAGAGCGATGTGTACTGGCTAGCCTGGGAGTGTTTACGCACAAGCGGGCAAACCGTACCGATGTTTGGGGCAGAGTTTTTAGAGACCTTAGCTAAGGTTGAGGTGTTGGACGATGACCCTTCGCAATAGTGGGGCGCGGTAGTTTTGGTTACCTGGTAGCCCAGCTAGCCGTAGAGACGGGAATCGCGCCCCAGTATTTACTAGACCTTGATGCAGATATGTTTAAGAATATGCTCAAAGTCATAAACGATAAAGCTAAGGAGATGCAAAATGGCAAAGGTAGAGCTAAGAGGGTATAGCGATCTACGTAGAGCCTTAAAGCGTTTTGCACCTGATTTAGATAAGCAATTAAAAACAGAGTTAGCCGCTGCCTTAAAACCTGTAGTTACTCAGGCTAGAGGTTTTGTGCCAGCTAATAGTGACATTATGCGAGGGTGGCAGCCACGCGCCTTTAGCGAGGCCCGCTTCCCATTTTATGACTCCTCAACAATAAAAAAAGGTATTGTTTATAAAACAACACCTAGTAAAGCTAATGCCAATGGTTTTACATCTATGGCTAGAATTATTAACCAATCCGCGGCAGGTGCTATTTATGAGACTGCAGGCCTTATTGGGCCTCAGCCGTGGGTTGGGCCAAAAGCAGGCGGGGCCACTAAAAAGGTTAGCCGATCTAATTGGGAAGGTGCAGGCGCTCAGTTTATTAGCAATTTAGGCCCACTAACACCTAGCCTAAAAGGTAGCGGGCGTTTGATATTTAAGGCTTGGTCTAAAAATCGTGGTGTAGCTGAGGGCGCTGCTATGAAAGCTATAGATAAAACTACAATGCAATTTGAGCAGCGCGCTAAGGGCAATAGATTAAGGAGCGCCGCATAATGGCTTTTCCAGATATTAACATAGGTTCTAAGTTTGATGCAAAAGGTTTTAAGCAAGCCCAAACTGCTACCGATAAATTAAACAAAAGTGTAAAAAGTTTAGCTTCAACTTTTGGTATTGCTTTTGGTACTACCGCTGTAGTGGCTTTTGCTAAAGCATCGGTTAGAGCGTTTATACAAGATGATAACGCTGCACGATCTCTTGGCATTACCTTAAAAAATCTTGGTTTAGAGACTGGCAATACCTCAAAATATGTTAATGAAATGATTAGCGATTTAGAAAAGCAAACGGGCGTGCTAGATGATGACCTACGCCCAGCTATGGATCGGTTGCTGCGCGCCACAATGTCAGTAACAAAAGCCCAACAACTTTTAGGCCTAGCTTTAGACATATCCGCGGGTACGGGTAAAGATTTAACAACAGTTACCCAGGGGCTACAAAAAGCCTATTTAGGTAATAACGCTTCACTAGGCCGTTTAGGAGTAGGTCTATCTAAAGCTGAATTAACATCCTCATCTTTTGAGGAGATACAGCTTAGACTTACTGAACTTTTTGCTGGTCAGGCATCCTCAGCGGCCGAGAGTTATGCAGGCCAACTTAACAAACTAACTATTGCAGGTAACAACGCTAAAGAGGTTATAGGCAAGGGCATTATTCAAGCCCTTACAGAATCTAGCGGTAGTTTTAATAATGCTACTACTGACATCGAAAACTACGCTAAAGCTATAAGTGATTTAATTGTAGATTTTGGCAGGTTTTTTAGATTATCTAATGCCGTGCCTTCAATTTTTGAGCTATTAACTGACCCTGTAAGTGCTATAAAAAACTTTGATAAAGTAGCAGATCAGATAGATGCACAGATAGCTAAACAAAATGCGCTAGCTATGGGTAAAAACCCAATCCAATCAGGCTCATATTTAACTACTCAAAAGAAAATAACAGCCTCAACTAAAGAGCAATCAAAGGCCCAGGCTAAAATCCTGGCAGATAAGAGACTTACTTTAGCCCTAGACAAAGCAAACTTAGCTTTAGCCAAAGGCACAGATGTTTTTGATATGGATAAAATCCAGCTTAACGCAGCCCTTATAGGACAAGCTGAGGCGCTAGGTAAAGCCACTACAGGCTCACAGATATTAGCTATAGCGAATGACGTACAACGCCTAAAGGTTAAGCAAGATATAGCCGCGTTAGAAGATGCCATAGCCTCTAAGGATACTGTAGCTATAGAAAAGGCTACGGCCAAACTAAACGAGGATCTAAAGATACTAGGCGCTTTGCAAAAACAAGATGCTAAGCTGCTAGATATAAACAGGGTCTTAGCAGGTATGAAGTCAACCGATCTAATAAACCTGGCTAATTTACAAGCTGCACTAGACCTACTAGCTAAGTTCAAGTTTCCTACTTTGACTATTCCAGGCGTGACTACGCTAGGCGCAAATACCTCTAATGCTGGAATTACCTTTAACCCTAATCAAAACAAAGACCGCAACTATGACCTAAACGTATTAGGCGTAGGCGGCGATATGCCTGACAGCCTTAATGCGCCTGTAGCGGGAGTAGACTTTAACCCTAACCAAAATAGAGATCGTAACTACACTAATAATGTAATTAACGTAACCGCAGGTGTAATTGGTGATGAAAATATAATCGTGGATGCCGTACAAAATGCCCTTAATGAGATAGCCCGCCGAGGTTACTTAACTACCTATGCAGGGGCTATAGCAGTATGACCGTACCTACAGTAAACGCTGTTATTAACTTTAGTACTGGCCCTAGCTTTGCTCAGGCGATGATCTTAGACAGCGGCATACTAGACACCAACGTATTAGCAGATAGCGCCAGCGTTATCGTGGACGTATCCAACGTAGTGGACAGCATCCAAACTATTAGAGGCCGTAATGCTCAGGCTGACCAATTCCAAACGGGCACCCTATCGCTGCGTATCGTTGACCAAAACGGTGATTTTAACCCGCAAAACCCTAGCGGCCCGTACTACAACTTATTAACGCCTATGCGTAAAGTGCAGATCACGGCTACATACGGGGCAACTACTTACCCTATCTTTTCAGGCTTTATTACTAGCTATACAACTACTACACCTAAAAATGCTAATGACGTGGTTTATACCACCATACAGGCGGTAGATGCTTTTAGACTCGCACAAAATGCACAAATTGCTACCGTACCTGGCACCTCAGCGGGGCAGCTTAGCGGTGCAAGAATTAACGCCTTGTTAGATGCTATTGACTGGCCCGTATCTATGCGTGACGTAGATGCAGGCCTAACCACTATGCAGGCAGACCCAGGCACAGCCCGCACAAGCCTTGCAGCTATGCAAACCGTAGAGATAAGCGAGTACGGGGCCTTATATGTAGATGCAGCTGGCTCGTTTGTCTTTCAAGATCGTGCAGTAACGGCTGGCAGTACAGGGGCTACGCCTACAGTATTTAATGATAACGGTACAGATATTGGCTACTTTAATGCGGTGTGGCGCCTTGACGATACCCTTGTGTATAACTCAGCTAGCGTTACCCGCACAGGTGGCACAGCCCAGGTAGCTACAAACCAAGCCAGCATAGATAAATACTTTGTGCATAGTTACAACCAACAAAACCTGCTAATGCAAACCGATGCCGTGGCCCTGGACTATGCACAAGCATACGTAGCATCTAGGGCTGAAACCTCTATACGATGCGATGCTATTCAGCTAGACCTCTATACCGATAATTACAATACGGGCATTATTGCAGCTCTAGGCCTTGACTACTTTGACCCAGTAACTATTACAACTAACCAACCTGGCGGATCAACGCTCACTAAGACTTTGCAGGTGTTTGGCGTAGCTCAAAGCATTACGCCGAACAGCTGGAAAACAACACTCACCACTTTAGAGCCAATTATTGACGGCTTTATATTAGACTCATCCATATACGGTTTGCTTGACAGCGGCGTATTAAGTTATTAAGGAGCTAGGACTATGGCAGCTGGATTAGGTTTTAAGACCTTTACTACTGGCGAGGTACTTACGGCAGCTGACGTTAACGGCTACCTAATGCAAGGCGTACTAGTGTTTGCCTCAGCGGCAGCCCGTAACGCAGCTATTACCTCACCACAAGAGGGGCAGTTTGCGTTTACTAAAGACACTAATGGGCTTTGGTATTATGACGGTGCAGCGTGGGTAGCCTCAGGCGCTACTGGAGATATTGAAGGCGTAACCGCTGGCGTAGGTATTAGCGGCGGTGGCACAAGTGGCACGGTAACTATTACTAACGATATGGCAACCACTATTACAGCTAGTGGCGATATTGTAGTAGGCACAGGCAGCGGTACTTACGATAATGTGCCTATTGGCACTACTGGCCAGGTTTTAACGGCAGATACAACAGTCAGCCCGTATAAAGTAAAATGGGCTACACCGGCAAGCGGCGGCGGCAAATTGCTACAAGTTGTTCAAGCCTCTTATGCTGGTCAAATATCATCAGCAACAGGTGTTTATGCAGATACAGGATTAACTGCAACAACTGGGGCTCTTGCTACAACTGGCAGCCGTGTAAAAATTGACTTGTCAATGTATGTTTCACCGCGGTCAAATGTGGCTGGAAATGGTGTTATGTTGCAACTCTTACGTGGTTCAACAGTTTTAACAGAAATTACTCACGATGCCGGTTATAATGGTCAGGCGCAAGAAAATCGTATGAATGTCGGATTTTCTTATGTTGATTCGCCAGGAACAACCTCTGCAACAACTTACAAAGTGCAGTATGCAAATGCACAAACAGCAACAGGTGTTTATTTTAGCGTTGCAAACACACCTTGCTACATTATACTTTCAGAAATTGGAGCATAAAATGGCTACAGATTTAGAAAAAATGGAACAAACGCTAGATGTTTTAACTATGTTAATTCCAGGCGGCGGCTTTACACTTAATGGCGATTCTTTTGAAAATGTTGAATGGTATGAAGCCACACCAATAACAAAAGCACAATTTGATAAAGGCGTGGCAGATTACTCTGCTTGGAAAGCCGAGCAAGATTCGAAGAAAGCAGCCGATAAAGCGGCATTATTAGCCAAACTAGGCATTACTGCCGATGAAGCAAAGCTACTGCTAAGTTAAATGCAGACTAGTTACAACGGGTGGCCAGCATCTAAAGAGCAGGCTGAGATAGGCATAAAGTCTTACAAGGTAGAGGGCACAAGCCTTAAACTGCGTTGCGCCGAAAAGGTAGCGCCGTTGCTTATTAACTTTGCTAAAGAGTTTAACGAGCTAATAGAGCCAATAGAGGGCGGCACGTTTGACGATTGGGGCTATGCCTACAGAGACGTACGAGGTGTGGTAGGCAAGCTAAGCAACCACGCTAGCGGCACAGCTATAGACCTTAACGCAACTAAACACCCTTTAGGCAAGGTAGGCACGTTTGAGGCCAGCAAGGTACCAATGATTAGAGCCTTAGCTAAA